CATCATTGCGTCTTCCATAAGAGTTAACTGTTTCCAAGTCTTTCTTGCACCTTCTAATAATGAACGACCATATGGTAGGAAGTTTGTATCTGCCATAAGTCTAAAATGTGCTATTTGATAAAATTCAAAATAGTCATCGGGTCTACTAGCTGCTACACCATGTGCGGCTCCCGCTGCACCTAACTTAAATCTTACTTCATATGGATTCTCAGGATTGAATCCTTCTTCTCTCTCAATCTCATATGCCGACATTGGTGAAGCATTAACAATACCAACACCTTCTTCTATATCTAAATGTAAAAAATAATCACCGTACTTGTTCATACCTCTAATCCAAGACCAAAGGTTAAATTCGATGTTTAATACATCATAGAAAAGGTTTTGTAATATTTTCTTTATATTCTCGTCATTACTCTTAATTCTTAGAACATCACCCATGTCATTCTTTAGGGTACATTCATCTGAGTAAATATCTAATACAGATGCGATGATTGAATCTTTATCCATCGCTTCATAATCTGTATATAATTCTAATTTATTTGAATGGTAGTTAAATTGATTGTTATAGGTTTCCCAATGTTTTCTTGTGGTATGTAACCTACCAAATCTATCGTAATATGAGGACCCTCTAAGGTTACCTTGAGATTGTAATCTCTGAGTATCAATAGTCTGAGTTCTACCCTTACCAATTCTACGAACTACAACTTGAGTGTTGAATAGTTTCTTTAATCTACCAAATAATGATTTATCTGCCATAATTATGTTTTCTAATTATATTGTATACGTCTACAAACTATAAATATACAAAAAAAATAGTTTATATCCAAATTTATAGTAACCAAGTTAAATCTTGGTCATTACCGTGTACATCTTTCTGTTTCCACGGGTCGGTTCCAAGGTTACGATTACTATAGACGCCTGGTTGGTTCTTCCTAATATGAGTCAATGTTGTTCTTGTTAAATCCATTCCTTGCTGTCTAAGTTTTAATGCGGTATCTCTTACCCATAAACCTGTTGAAAATGATATTACCAAGTCATCATTGTATCCTCTTTGTGCTTCTGCACGAGAACCGTTCCATATAAATACAAATAATTCGTCTATTAATCTTTTTGAACGAATTATCGGTGTTCTTTCTCTCATATATGTATCTAACTTAGATATAACAAGTGGTCTTGTTCTTGATGTCATAGAAAATCCAGGCACCATATCGTCTTTTCTTTTTAGGTCCCATCCTTTTCTTAAATGAATATCTTCATCAATATATCCAAGTTCTCTATATGAGTAATATAGGTTTTGATAATTTCTATCAATAACCTCTTGTATTACTGCCCATCCAATATTTGCGTTTTCAATCACTAACATCGCATTATTCCATTCACTTGCGATTGATGTTAAAAATGCACCATATTGTTTGGTTTCTATTTTACCTTTATATTCTGCAACTTGTTCTACATTCTCAACATCGAAAACATGAAACGCAGAATAGTCTGTAGAGTCACCTCTTGCAACATCGGCTACTACTACATAATCTTTTGTATAATTTGGATAATCCCATATCCAATAGTTACCATCAAAACCTCTTTTTTCAATTGGGTCCTTTACATGAGTTTCTTCATACCACTGTAATGTAGAACCTTCTACTACTGTATAACCTGATGATATGAAGTCACAATCACATTCTTGTGCTGCTCCCTTTTCACCTAAGAGTTTTGTTTGTTCATCTCTCCATTGTTGATTTCTTTCAGGATGTACACTCCAATGTAACTCTATTGGATTCCATTGTTCACCACCTGTTCCTTGTAACCATATTTTATGAAACCAATTACCAACACCATTTGGAGTTGATAATACAATTGCCCCACCACCTGTTGATAGTGTAGATTGAGATGCTGTCCAAATTGATTCTACATTGTCAATAAACGCTGCTTCATCAATTACCAATAGTGATAATGCTTCAGAACGACCTGCGTCACCTGCTGCAGATGTTGCTTTTATTTGAGAACCGTTTTTAAGTCTTAGTGATAGTTTGTTATCTTCTTCCGTTCCACCTCTTAACCATGATGGTAAGTTTTGGTGCATGAATCTAACTTTTGTTACAAGGTTTTTTGCTACCTCTTGTTTTGTTGCAATTACAAGAACGTTTTTATCTTCATGAAACAACATCAACCAAAGTGAATAACCTGCTGATAGTGTTGATATACCTAACTGTCTTGATTTTAGAATAACATTAAATCTGTTTTCTCTAAAATCTCCCATTAAGTCTTCTTGGAAGTCGTATAAATTGAAAAGTATTTTTCCCCGAGATGGATGTTGAATATAACAGTACTTTTTGAAAAAGTATACGGGGTTTTTAGCACATTTAATGTACTCTTCTTTTATGATTTGTTTTAGAGGTTTGGCCATACATTTACTTTTTATCCTTCTTGAATCTTATTCTCCAATACATTCTACCTGTTATGATTGGTTGAAGGTTTTCATTCACCCCAAGTCCTAAACCATAAACATTGTCTGATTTGGATTTGTAAAGAAGGTCTCCTGATAAAAAGTTTATTTGTGATTTATTACCCCCAATACTAACACCACCAAAAAACTTTGCTTTGTTTAAATAAATGTCGTTTGTAATTGTGGTTGTTGGTATCAATACTTGTGAATCAAAGTTTCTACTAAATATTTTATTTTGGGTAATTGTATCTATGATAGTGATATAACCTAATGAGTCTAATTTTAAAGTATCTTTATAGACATACTTACTGTAGTAATCTTTTAAGATTTCAAGAGTGTCTATTTTAGAATTTAATACAACAGTATCTCTAACTGTATTAGTTACAATACGAGTTTGATACTTCGGAACATAGACTTTCTTTTCTATTTCCAAAGTATCATATCTCGTTTCAACTTTCGTTACAATTTTTTCTACCTCAGTTACATCTGAAGGACCACCACAAGTTTTCATTAAAACTAAAATGATGAGAACAAAAATTACAAGAGTTTGTATATTACTTACAAACTTTTTCATACAGATTCTCCTATCCCGTTAGGGGTTTTATTTTTTAGAACCTCTACCTCTACCTGAACCTGAAGATTTTCTTCCTCTTCCTTTACCTGAAGGTTTTCCTGATGTACCTTTACCTGAAGTACGTCCTGTTGTAGTGTTACCTGAAGTATTTCTTCCTTTACCTCTACCTGAACCTGAAGAAGGCTTTCTTCCTTTTCTCTTGTTTCCTCTAGCTGCGTTTACAACGTCTTTAGATTGTTTACCAACTTCTTTGATTGAATCGGCAACATCACCAAGTTCTTCTTTGACTCTCTTGGCTCTTCTTTTAACCTCAGACTTAACTTTGGTTGCTGTTTCTTTTACATCTTCAACTGCGTCTTCAACTTCATCAGGAATGTAATCTCCATCCCTATCGTTGATTTTACCTGTTTTGTAAAAGTAAAAGTATACTCCCGCTCCTGCGATTAGTACACCTAAAATAATCCATAATGCCATAATTTACCTATTTTAAAAATTATTGTTGTTAATATAAATATGAAAAAAAAATTAATTAGTTTGTTTTGGTATTACTCTACAATACGATTCTAACTTTTCTAACATATCATAATGTGTTTGTGGGTGGTTTTGTTCTATCTCATATGATGTTGATTGAATTAAACTTGTTTTAATTGAATCCCACTCTACAAACTTCCCTTTATCATAAAAAGATTTTGCTCCCCAAAGATGAAATACATTCTGATTTAACTCTTGAATTATTATATCTTGACTTTCATTATGTAATTGGTGCATATATCTCATTGGAGTTGAAAGTGAATCTGATAATGAAATCGTTCTAATATTATATTGGTCTATATTACTTCGTATTGGTTTAAAGTTTTCCATGTAAACCATTGCTGGTAATAACCACTGTTCTGCTGTAATCTGTGGACCGTATTCATGTAAATAATCTAATTCACTTACGTTTAGAATTTCACCCTTGTTATCCGTAACAAATTCAAAATACCTTTTTACATATTTTTGACAGAAATCTATATTATTAAATCCTAATACTGCACAATTAAAAGGTAAAGTATTTGAGAACGCAAGTAATTCATCATCACTCCACTCAAAACCCTTTGGTTTAGAAATAACCGTAGGATATGGATATTGAGCTGGTGTTTCAGGATGAAAAAAGAACACGTCAAGATTTTTGTCTGATAATGCCTCTTCTAATGGAACATGGAGTATCATGTCACAATCAATCATTACGAATGGTTCTGTTTGATTACTCATAACTGAAAACTTAGAAGTTGCCCAAAACATATCGTAGTTTATTTTACTACTATCAAAATTGTCAAGGACTTCTGTGTTTACTTCATCATAACATTTCAGAAAATCAAACTCATCATATAATTTTTTAGTTTCTGAATCTGTATAAAAAATTACTTTAGACTTTGGATTTAATCTTTTTAATTTGATAACACTTAAAAATTGTGTGAGTAGTGTAAGGTCGTCTAACTTGTCAGTCTTCTTACACTGATAGGTTTGTATAATGTTCATAACTAATTAACTTTGTATATAAATATGAAAATAAATTTAATGAATGTGATTACCAAGTTCTACATGCCCAATATCTTGCTTTATGTCTTGGGCCTGGATTATCACAGTTGTGTCTTGACCTAAATGCTTTTCTTCTTGCAGGGTCAGACTTTTTGATTCTCATGGTTTTTTCACCACCTTTACCTTTGTGACCAAAGTTTACTTTTACTACATTACCTTTTGGGTTTTTAACATAAA